TTGATTTTCCTTGCCACCCTTGATTATTCCAAATATCCCGAATTTCTTTTTCGGTTAATGTTTTATTTAACATATTCTGACAAAAAGGTCTACTATCCCTTACAAGCGTACCTGTATATGTGAAATGTGTTAATCCCGCTTCTTTTGCTTTCGCTACTGTAAACTGACCATGAAACTGCATTATTGAATCATGTGCTATTTGACTTGCATAACGTCTAAGGTTGTTTCCCGCCCTATCGGAAGCGTATTGGGTATGTAATTTTCTAACTGCATCTTCTACTTCTACCCTTTTTGCATTATCAAATTTATTCTCGTTAATAAAATCAACTAATTCATTTATCTCACGAGTATTTGACGTTTTATAAACACCGTTGATATGTGATCTAATATTACTAACCATATCTTCAAAAGGTCTACCCGCTATTGTACTTTGGTATACTTCGTCATTTATTACTTTTAGAAATCTTTCAGCTATATCTTCAAAACCACTAAACGATTGATATTTAAGGGCATTTATGGTTTGTAAATCTACTTCGGTTAGACTTTTAAATTTTGCGGGTATAGGCATTTCACCAAATGTATCTAATACTTCTTTTGCAATCTTATTATATTCTTCATTAATAATAATATCCGCTTCTTCTAAGAATGTAGATTGAATAAGACTTCTGATTTGTGGTTGTAGTTGTATTGCTAATCTTTGTGATACAAGCTGACCTTTTGTTGCTCTAGTGACTTCTTTTACAACATCTTCTTCTAGCTTGTATAAAACATTAATTATACGTTCTTCGTGCTGATCTGCTAATTTTTCTAAAATTCTGGACATTACAAT